GTTGCGTCATCAAAAGTTTCGTAAGAGGCGAGGGATTCTTCAGCTTCTTCAGCTTCCAAACCAAGGTCAAGAAGTGCAGCCATGCGAGCTTCAGCTTTCTTTTCCTTCTTCATCTTTTGAAGTTCTTCCATTTTTTCCTTCATGTCAGCTTCAACTTTTTCAGCTGATGCTTGAAGTTCTGCAATGGATGTATCTTTTTCAGTAACTGCTGCTTCCAAAGCTGCGATAGCTTCTTCTTTTTCAGCAATTGTTGTTTCGAGTTTTGCCACAGCTTCATCGAACTCCTTAGTGGAGGCTTCAGCAGCTTTGGCGCGAAGAGTATCATTTTCTTCTTTAACAGATGCTAGCTCACTAGTAAGATCGGCAAGCTGCTTCTCTAAAAGATTAGTGTCTGACATGTTCTTTTCTCCTTGTGAAAGTAAAATAGAATTATTTGATTTAGAGCTTACGCAGAAAGCTTTGCTAGCATCAAGAATGACACTTCTTGGATTAGCAGGCTTGGAAACCAAACCTTTTCCAGAGAAGGATATCTCTCTCAATGATCTACCTATTTTATAGCCTTCGTATTCTCCATCACCACCGTAGGCGCGTAAATGCTTTGTTAGAAACGCAGAACCCTCATTTCGTTCAAGAAGTTTTGCATTTCCTTTTCCATCTAATAAAGCATAGTCAAATCCAGCGAATAGACATTCCATAGAAACAAACCATTTGCCTTCTTCAATTTCAGCAATGATCTGTGACATACGGTTTCTATTTTCTGGATCAGTCCAGCTATTATATAACACAGCCTCAGTGATGATATCAAAATCATCCGGCTGAGTGTCGGACTCTATCTTGTCGCCATTACGATCAACAACATAGCTTCCTGTAATATGTCCAATGATGTCATTCTCATTGTGCATAAAATTGAATTGTTTGTCTTCAGGTGTGTCTCTAGCAGCCCAAGTCGCCTCAGACCTAAACACATCATCGTTTTTATTCCATCCAGTAGAAACTAAAACAGATGTTATATAATATAAATCTACCTGTTCTGGATTAGCACTACTGGCTTTGATTTTCTCTTCAATTGCAGGAGATAATGAAGGTACAACGTCAGCATGTACAGCTGGCGCACAATAGGCAATACTTGCACTAGATTGTACAATGTCTGCCACACCATCTGTAATTTCTTGTTTGTATATCTTCATATTTTACCTCTCATCAACATTATACACATTTTTTTTGAAAAACTAATATTTATGTGATTTCTTCGACGAAAAGGGCCACGGTACTATTTCTGTACTCTTCAAGGGTCATATCGTCTAGGTTGATGCCGAGGTTATTCATTTTTTGTAAAAACGACTTTGGAGCCAATAAACCACTGGATGCCTTCTCTTTTACTAAGGCGGCAGAGACGGTTTCCATAGGTTCTAAATTAGTAAATATATCTATTTTAATTTTCTCTAGAATATTAACTTCTGACTTGGTTAATTGCCTTAATGTCTTTTTGTCTTGAGAGCTAAGATATGCTTTATTTATAGTGTTAGAAATCTCTGAAAATGACTTGCTTGCCCAAGGAAATAACTCAGCTAGCCCCGGCGAAGACTTAGGTGTTTCCACCCTTTTCTTTCTAGGTCCATCGTCTTTCTTGAACAAAGGTCTGCCGTTAGGATCAGAAGGTTTTTCGTTTTGCTCAGGAGCTTGCTTGGGTTGATTCTGCTTGTTGATCTTTCCTTGCTTGTCAATCTTTTCCATATCTTGCTTATGATTAGCATTATGAAAAGGACTTGCTTTATCTGGACCAACGGTGTCTCTCTTGTTGATTTCGCGCTTAAGTCTGATGTTTTCAATTTGAGGTATTTCTTTGAATCTTTCAAGAAGAGTCTCATGACTGATAATATCTCTATCTGCCAATTGTATAAGAAGATTCTTCTCTGCTGCCTCGTCAGATAGTGACATTTGGTCAAACTGAACGTGAGCCTTATACCTAAAACCCATAGATTTTCTTACTATTTCTAATTCTTTTTCCCAGAATTTTACCAGCAAGTCTCTGCCATACTGCAATCTTTCTACTAAGGTTTTAAGAGAAATGAAGTTGTTGGTAAATCCACCGCCATTAGTAGCCATGCCCGTTAGAGTGGGTGGAACGCCTAGTCCTGCGTAAATACTATTTAGAACAGAGCTGTATTTTTCTGACCCTAAAAATTTGTACACTTCACTGTGCGACTCTGTGAACGACAACTCTGGACCCCAAACCAGTTCCATTGTGCCTCCACCAACATTGCTAGAAAGAATGTCTCTTAGTTTATTAATAGCTGCTTTATTGGGAAGAATCTTGTGATCCAAGCTACCAAGAGTCCATAATCTAATGTTAGATATAGCGCCATCTAAAGCAGACAAATCAGCAAGTCTCATTTTTTCCAACATAATAATGTCGTCTAAAATAGCATAAATCATAGGGTTTGCCCACTGCTTCCAATCGTCTTTCTTGTAATAGGCTATGCTTAATCGCTCTGCGTCTAGAGGTATCTCTTTCTCTCCCCTAATTAGGCTTTGCTTAACAGCTGGAGGGAGTGTCTCAAGAACGTGGTTAGGAATGTCACCAGCCTGAAACTTATCAAGAAATGAGTTAGTTGATATGGTATAATTCTGAAGTCCCATAAATAATGAGAGATTACCGTCTTTCATTTTAACTGTTAGTGGGTTAAAGAAGTTATATCTCCAAGGTATTTGATTTGGTGGAGGATTGGGTAGCTCGACTTTAATGTCAGAAGCCAAAGATTTCATATAGTCCTTCAATTGAGGAGTGATATCAGCATAACTCCTATACATAATGACATTGCCTGTTTTATAGAGGTTATTGAGAAATCTCTCTGACCTCTCCTTGCCATTAACGCTCTTAAACCACTGTTGATAGAATTTTTCCACCGTCCTATCTCTATGCACGATTTGTATACCTTGACTGCCAAAGTCGCCCATTAAGTCAATGACATTTCGTATAATGCCAACTTTATCGTAAGCGTCCATGCACATTTTAATAATCCGTCTTTGCTGATGCGGGACAGCTTCGTCAGGTCTAAAAGCATAGTAGTCTCCAGAATTAAATCCGGGCTTAACTGACCTGTTAGGTTCTATATCAATGAAGTGCCTATAATGAGAACCAGTAGATTTACTCAATCCAGCATAAGAATTTATATTGTCATTGAACTCAGACATTGCTTTAGCTTTGCTGCCAAAGTTATCTTCATCCCAAGTTATCATTTCTTCATTCATATTGTTTTGCCTCAATTGGATTGATAGTCGGACTATACAACTTAATACACATCTTTCATTGAATCTGAGAACCAGCTAGGTGCATTGTATGGATTTTCTTTCTTATCAGCCTGCTTAAATCCTCCTGTAGCAAACCCTCCGTAGAATTCGTACTCGGCCTGCGTAGGAGTTCTCTGTATCGTTCTAGCTGCCATATTAGCCATTAATAGCGCAGAATACCTATCCTTTCTCATCTTGCTCTTTTTACCAGTTCCTATAACCACCTGTGGGGTATCCCACCTATCACGACCAGCAGAAGTTTGAGTCATTTGTATCATAGATAATTCGTCCTTAAGTTCCTCTATATCCATTATACATTCTTCTAACGTATCGAACATTCTTCCTTTTACACTGTCTTCATGTTCTGATATAGAAAGCGATAGCGGATCTACAAATGGAAACAACAAAGACTTATCCTCAAAGTCTTTTCTCATGCCATGATTAGCTTCTGCTAACCAATCATACTTAGCAAACTGACACATTTCTAATACATGCAATCCTCGTTCTCCATCCGTGTCTTTTGGTTTGTCATTATCAATTACGGGCCACAAGGCTACTTCACCGTCTCCCATCTTATCCTTGTCATGTAAAGACTCCATTACAGCAACTCCACCGCCCTGAGCATCCATAGCGATATGCAAACACGGAAAGAGCTTCATTAAGTCTCTAATCTTTCTACCGCAATAAGCATAAAAATCGGTTTCTGTAGAATATCCTTTTTTGACTTTTTCTTTATGTTCTGATCTAGTGGTAGTCCAGCAATGAACAATCTTTCTATAAGACGCCTCTATTTCTAATACTACTATGCTAAAATTATCTACTTCAGACGCAGGGTCAACGCCAAATATATATCTTTTATCTTTGTTGCCCATTAACACAGGTTCAAATATGATAGAGTTATTTTCTGAGTCTTTGACCTCTCCTGAGTTGGACACTACGCAAGATTCAATAAGAGACCTCTTGAAGAACCCTTGACTATCTCTAGTGAAACAGGCGCCGTATTCCATTTGATATATACCAGTATGAACGGTGGCTTTAGATCTAGCCACTTGGTCTGCATCCATAAAACCTTTGGGTAATAATTCATAAGGCATACGAATAATTGAATACTGCGTCCAATCAAAACTCTCTGGTGGATCTTCTCCAAATATCTCTCTCAATTTATTCAGCTGTCCTCTGCTCTGTATAATAGACTTCCATTTTTTCCAGTACGTAGCAAAATGATTAAAATCATAATAAGCAGTTCCAGATAAAATAATCTGATTGTCTTTTTTAACTTCCGTTTCTTCTTCTTCTATAATGATACCTAGTTCTTCTGCTTTTTTTCTAGCAGCCATCTTTTTCACATTTTCTACTGGGTCGGCGCTAACGGCAGCAAAACCAGCTACGACGTTTTCAAATATTTCTCTAGGGATAGAAGCGAATTCGTCAGCAATAATATCATTAGCTCTCTGGCCTCTAATCTTCTGACCATCACCAAGAGGTAGACAAGTAACTGTACTATCATTTAATCTTAATGTACATCTATCTGTGTCTCTACGAGGCCCACTGTCTCCATCACACAAGTCTCTGAGCATAGGAGAATTTCTCCACATAGTTTCCATGTATTCAAACAATACCTTAGATTGTCTAAATGCTGCACCTACTACAACTACCTTTCTTTTCGGCAATATTAACGCTCTAAGAACAGCGTACAAAGACAACATAAAAGATTTACCAAAACCTCGACTAGCGATCAACATGGGGAACTTGCGATTCCATATTTCTTTTAAAAATAAAGATTGAGATGGTAATAGTTGTATATT